CCGTGCGACAAACGCCGCCGTGCTAGTTCTTCATCACACATCCGAGGCGGTGCAGGGGACCCCTTGTCAACCTCGGTCAGCCCTCCAAGGCAAAGTAGCGCAACTACCTGCCTTGATACTGACACTCGGACAGGTGGGTACCACACTTGCAGTAGCGGTGGTGAAGAACAGGTACGGGCGCGCAGACGCCAACGGAACATCTGTAATGGCATACCTTGCCTTCAACGGTGAGTATTGCTACGTCAACGACATACCAGAGAACGCGTGAGGATATGACAGCCAAAAAGAAACCGCCAGTAATTGACATGAAGGCTTTTCAAGCCGTATTTGTCGAGGCAGAGCAAGTGATGAAAGCAAACCTAGTAAAACTTATTAAGTCTCGTCTTGATAAGGAAACCAATTTTGATGCCAGAATGGCATATAAAATCTGTATTAAACTAATAGAAACGGGTACGTTAGATGATGTTATTGCTGTTGATTCTGTGGTTCCTGAAACGAGCATAGATGGTAACGAGAGCGACACACAAGGCACGGGGAGCGGGGTACGAAATTGACACAAGGGACGAGTTCAGGGCAAGAGGCTACTCAGCCGAAAGGTTGGCTAGAGCGGGCTCCAAAGATGAAGGTGACGTTTCAGTATCCAAGTGGCTCCAACGAGAACACGTGGTTATCGAATGTAAAGCCCCAGGAAGTTCGGGACGTATTGATTTACCTGGATGGCTTAGAGAAGCAAGCCGCGAACGAGGTTTCTACGCTAAGGCGCGCGGTCTCAGCGAAACTAGCGTCTTACCAGTAGTCTTAATTAAAGCGAGAGGAAAATCTTTTGAAGATTCATATTTGGTCATACGACTTGGGGATGTGTTGTGAGTGAGTTACCAGATATTGGACGAGTCCTTGAGCATTACGGCTGGCTCGCTAACAGGTCGTCAGGTAGTGGCCCTATCACTTGCCCTTTCCACGATGACAGACACGCTAGTGCGGGCATCAATTTCAAACTTAACTTGTTCAATTGTCTTGCCTGCGGAGTCGGCGGAAATTCATTACAAATCATCGCACTACGAGAGGGAATAAGTGTCAACGAAGCACGCGAGTTCGCAAAGAGAATTGTTGGAGCAGGCGACAACCAACTACGCGAAGGACATAGATATGGCGGCGGACTACCTCAACCAAAGGGGTATAACCAGAGAAGCGGCCTTGTCGGCGCGATTAGGCGTAGTCAGTCAGCCTGAGATTGGACATGAAGCCTATATTGGACGCCTTGCGATTCCTTACATTACGAAGACTGGAGTTGTTGACATCCGATTTAGAGCGCTTAACCCCGCTGTTGAACCAAAGTACATGGGAATGGCGGGAGCAGTAACCAAGTTGTACAACGTAAAAGATGTAGAAAGGGCGGGGGACTGGATTGCGGTTTGCGAAGGAGAGTTGGACACGCTTACTCTTAGTAAGTGCGTTGGTATCCCTGCTGTTGGGGTTCCTGGGGCTAATAGTTGGAAGGCACATTACTCACGGATTTTGGCCGACTTTGAGCGCATATATGTTTTCGCTGACGGAGATAACCCTGGGCTTGAGTTTGCTCGTGGTTTGGCGAGAGAACTCCCTGTAACGGTTGTTCAGTTACCAGACGGGGAAGATGTAAACAGTTTTTATGTAAAGCATGGAAAAGAAGCACTATTAGAGAAAGCGGGACTAAATGAAGCACAAGTGTGACGTGTGTCTTACAGAGTTTGACACACTAGAAGAGTTGGGCAAGCACTTCCAAGAAGTGGGTGCAGTACTAACTGCAACAGCAACGACAAGGAGTCTGGCATGATTATTGGATTGTCGGGCTATGCCCAATCTGGCAAAGACACAATTGCCAACATTCTTGTTGAGAAGCACGGCTGGAAACGCCTTGCATTTGCTGACAAGATTAAAGAGTTCCTGCTTGCCACCGACAAAGGTGGTCTGTTAAAGACGGAGGTGGATACCTTTGGCTGGGATGCTGTTAAGCAAGACCCAGACATACGCGAGGCTCTCCAAATCCTGGGCGTAGCCGCCCGCGAGGTCTTTGGCGAATACTTCTGGGTTGACCAAGTAATGGCTCAAGTCCTTAAAGATGGTACAAACTACGTCATCACAGACGTTCGCTTCCCAAACGAATTAGAAGCAATCCGCTCTGCTGGTGGCAAGGTTGGTCGTATCTCTCGTATGGGCATAAACGCTGTCAACGAACATGAGTCCGAGCACGCTCTCAGCGGCGCCAAGTTTGACTTCTACATTGAGAACGATAACGACCTTAAAGAACTTGAGGAAGCAGTTGAGTTCGGCATTAGGGAGTGGGCTAAGTGACCCAACCCATATCAGTAAAAATTTATGGTAGTTCATACGAAGTTAAGTATGACTACCAATCAACCGAAAACAATGGTTTGTGCACGCCAGATAAAAATTTAATACAGATTGTGCCAAACCTACCAGCGGGTAAAACATTTCGAGTGCTCATGCACGAGATTGTCCATGCCCTTATCAACGAAAGTCCGTTAAGAAACAACAAGCATTTCCGAGAAGAAGAGGTCGCAGACCTGCTTGGTTTTCACTTCATAGACATGCTTAAAGACAACCCAGAAATAGTCAAGTGGCTAAATAAGGAGATGAAAGCATGACTGGTTCACACCCAAAAGTAAAGATTGAAAACGGCAAGAAAGTTTACGGACCATACAAAGGCTCCGAGCAAAACGGCGGACGTCCAGTTGAGGTCATTGCCAAGAAGGTTGGTAAGCGAACTGTCACGGAAACACAGAACGCCGCTCGTCATATCTATGAAGAAAAGAGTGGAAATACACTTCCCAAGAACGTAGATGTTGACCACAAGAACAACAAGGGTCGCAAAGGCGGTCCGAAGAATGACACAATGAGTAATCTTGACCCGCTATCTCATGGGGCAAACGTAGCCAAGGAGAATAAAGTGCGTACTGGAACCAAACATAAGAAGGCTTCTAAGTGAAGGTAATCGTCGCTATTAGCGACCTCCAGGTTCCCTACCACGACAAGCGCGCAGTGAACAACATAGCATCATTCATCAAAGAGTTCAAGCCCACCGAGGTTGCTACCGTTGGTGACGAGATGGACTTCCAGACCATCAGCAAGTGGTCACGCGGTACCATCATGGAGTTTGAGGGTTCCATTGGCAAGAATCGTGACGAGACATGTCGCATCCTTGAGCAACTTCAAGTCACTCGCATGGCTCGCTCTAACCACACTGACCGCTTGTTCAACTATGTTAGCCTAAAGGCTCCAGGCTTGCTTGGGCTACCCGAATTAACACTACCAAATTTCCTTCGCATGAAGGAGTTAGGAATTACATACCATGAAGACCCTTACGAAATCGCGCCTGATTGGCTCCTTATGCACGGCGATGAAGGTAACCAAAACTCTACTGCTGGTATTACTGCTCTTAATCTTGCTAAGCGTACTAACAAGTCTGTCGTTTGTGGGCACACTCATCGTCAGGCTGTTGTCCCTTATAGTCAATCTTACGGCGCTGATGATACTCGTACCATCTACGGCTTTGAGACTGGCAATCTTATGGACTGGTCTAAGGCTAAATATATTAAAGGTGGACTCTTCAATTGGCAAAAAGGTTTTGGCCTTCTCTATGTTGACGGCAAAACAGTTACTCCTGTGGCCATTCCTGTCCAACGAGACGGCTCATTCATTGTTGACGGATACCGTTGGGGGTAAATCAAATTAAAGTTACATGGGAGCGTATAGCGCCATGGTCTTACATTGTTGACAATGTTGCTAGTGAATATCACAAAAAATTTGATGTGTGTGATATAGAGGACATTCGCCAAGAACTGCTTGCGTGGTTTTTACAGCATCCTCGTAAATTTGCGGAGTGGGAAAACTTAGCGGAGAAAGATACAAAGAATCTTCTTTATCGCTCACTTCGCAATAGAGCCTTAGATTACTGTCAATATTGGAAATCAAAATCTCTTGGATATGAGTATGACGACTTATTCTTCTATACACCAGAAATGGTAGAGACATTACTACCAAGCGTCTTATTGGGCCATACTGATGCTTTGCCTTTGAACATTCTCGGCAAGTCGAAAACCACGACACTTGTGAGCGAGGGCAATAATCTGCAAGTGATGCTTGCGGAGATTTCCAAAATTTGTGTTGGACTTTCTGCACCTGACCAACAAGTGTTACAAATGCGTTTCGCATTGGGTTATGAATACTCCGATATCTCTAAGTTACTTGAGTTGAATACTGAGGAAGCGGCCCGCCAAAGAGTTCGTCGCGCTGTTAAAAGGATTATCAACGCTCTTGGCGGATACCGCCCTCAGATAGATGAAGACTCTCCATCAGAAGAAACGGACATAACTCCTGATGAAGAGCCCTCGTATGAAGAGTTGGTCTGAACGTCGGGCACGCCCGACATTAGATTTATTCCTTAACTATCTCCTTCAATGAAGTTAAGAAATCAATCATGTCCTCGTAATCGTCGTCAGACATGCCATCAGCCATCAGTTGCTTCTTGAGACCAGGTGCATTTTCTAACAACTCTTCGATATATTCTCTATTGAGTTTTGTCATTTACCTCTTTCTGTTATCTGTTGAGTAGAAGCCCTGCCCACGGAATACCGCAGGCGGAGCCGAGTAGATGCGGTTCATCCCACTACCGCAACATATTGGTGCTATGGCTTCATCAGACATAGACCTGATAACCTCTTGTGTGCCCCCGCAGGTTGCACAAATATAGTCATAACTGGACAGTATCTATCACCTTCCAATCTTCGTTCTGAAAACCGATTCCAAACTCAAGCCACTCTTCTGGCGTGAGCCAATAGAAAACTTCATCATCAAAATCATCAAATGGATGATTTTTGGTGTCGTTTCCCCAACCGTCTGGTATAAGCGCAAAGGTGCGCATATCCATCTCGCCAGAATCTTTCCACTTAACAACGGCGTCTCTCATTCTTGGTACGTCTATTAAATCTGCACAATTTCGGCAACTACAATCACACAATTGATTTCTCCTTACAGTTCAACAAGGGCAATGCCCCTTACTTGGTGGATGTCTTCTTCAAGGTGATATGTCCAACCATTTATGAATTTTTTGTTGTCTTCTAATCCGAAAAGATACTTTTCATTCATATAAAGTTTTACATCTTCTTGGTCTACACCTTCCACTACATCAAGTACCAATATAATCTTGCTCATGGCAGGTTCTCCTTCATTTCATCGTGTAGTCGGTCTGGGTCTTCTTCATACATCTCCACTTCGTCTGGCTCCATATTGCATCTCCAGCATGGACAGTAGTTCATTTTTCACGCCTCCACTCACGAGCAGTTTTTCGCAAATCTTCTGCATGGATAACGCTTCCATCATTTCTTCCATCTAAAACCAATGGAAATTCATCTTGCCCCCTAGCGATTATCATCCAATCTCCACGACATCCGCAGTCACATCCATCAACTAATCCTTGCTTTCTTAGCGTCCTAAATTTTGCAAGAGCAACCTTCTTAGGTACTTCGAGGATTTCTGCAACCTGAAAACAATTCGTCCAATTGGATATGTTGGGGGTAAGCGCAAGGGCTTTTCCAATCGCCGTAAGGAAATCCTCAGTAGAAATATCTTTAGCCTGCACGATTCTCACCCCTAGCGATAGCGTTCATAACATCATCACGGTCTAAGTAGAAGGCCGCTCTTTTATACGCTTCGGTTTCTGTGTATTCAGGTAATTCTCCAATCTCCCGCGCTATCTGCTCGCCAATCTCAAACCGAAACTCACAATAGCAATAATGCGCCGTTGGTTTATCGGGGAAGTAGTAAGTGCTTTCAGTTCCACAACCCGCGCAGGGTAAATCTTTTAGGTAACTCACTTCTCCACCTCACTTTGTTTGTACCATTGACTTAAAGGGTGATGCCGACATACGCAACCAAATTGACCTTTGGCAAAGCAAGGACTTTTACCCCTGCAAAATCTACGGCGCATACGGATACGCCACAGTTGATAGTGTTCTCTCACCTACATCAC